TACCGTTACTTTTAAAGCTTATTTGTGAAGTGTTTGGCAGTCTTGGGTTTGCGTCAAAAGCCCAAGTTTTTCCTGTATTATCTGGTTTAACATCCCAAAGTTTTGAGTTTGGAAATGCAAGTGCCATGTCTCCAGCAGCCTTATGAACTCTATTTTTTTGTGCATAAATTTTAGAAGCCATAACATCTGATAGTGTTTGAGTCAAAGGTGATGCTGCTACAGAATCTCTGCCCTTTGCAGCTCTTTCTATTGTTTTAGGAGTTCCTAAAGATTTATTAATAAGCCCATTAGTGGATTGTTTTTTCTGCATAGTAACCCCATCTACTTCTAGGGTGTTTTCGGCAAAACCTTTTAAAGGAACATAATACTTATATCTTTCATTCCAATCGTCTATTTGATTTTCATCAACCAACCCTGATTCTCTATATGCATCTCTTTTCATATCAAGCAATGTCGTAACAAAGTCTTCATATCCAGCTAAAAGGTTTGTACCTTTTTTGCTTTTTGCAATAGCGGTGCCATCATCCATTATTTCTACACCATATTCTCTTAAAGTGTCTTGTGCGTCCTCAGTAGTAACACCAGAACCCTTGCCTGTTTCAATTCTTTCTTTTAGAACTTCTATTCTTTTCTTTTGCTTTGGTGTTGTTTTTCCACTTTTTTCTAATGTGCTTAAGTTTTTTAGCTCTTTAATATTTTCATCTTTAATAAAATTATTTCTTTCTGTGGCATGAAGGTTGTAAAGAAAATGATCAAAAGATTCTAAATCAATATTGTTTTCTTCTAAATGTTTTACTAGCTTTGGTATTATTTCTTGTTGGATAACATTGCTAGTCTCTACAACTGGTCCTTGATATATATCCGATTGAACTCCAACCCTCCAATCTCTTTTGGATGGGTCTATCCCAGCCTCTAGCAAGTATTGTTCAACACCATCAAATCCTATCTCATTAACTAAATCTTTTTCTAATTTTCTCCAGTGAGAATACTTGTCAGCATATTTCATGCTGACTCCCTCAAAGAAGTTCATCATTCCACTTATGTCATTGTATTCAAAAGAATCTTTTGGATCTGGGTCGTCTGCGACTTTTCTTTTCTTTATTCTTTTTGGTGTCACTATTACTGGCACCAATGACCCTTCATCTATCTTTTGTTGTTGTTCTGCTTGTTGATCTTGAGAAAACTCATCTACGGGCATGCTTTCTATATCTTGTTGTGTGAATCCTATTGTGTCTGTATCCAAGGGAACCATGTCAGCATCTCTATTATCAACAACACGCCACCCATTTTCGTCTTCTACAACCTCTCCTTTTTCTTCAAGCCTAGTTAATGATTCAAAAACATCATCTCCCTTAAGTTTGTTTTTATTTGCTATTTTTTTATTATCTAAAGAATCTTTTTGACCCTTTAAAAATGTGTACATTGCAATGTCGTATTGATCTTCAAATCCAGCCCTGTCTTCAATAGCAGTTATGTTTTCTGGGTTATTAGATATTAACTCCATAATCTGTTCAGTTCTATCTTCTTCTGGTTTTGTTGGATTAAGATTTTGTATTTTGTTGGGGTTTAAAAAACCTTCTTCCTCAAAAAATATTTGCAACTCATCAAAGTCTTTAACTCCTGATTTTGACCAATAGTTTTTTGGAATATCTTTAACATTAATACCAAGGGCATACGCAAGCTCTGGTAGCCTGTAGAAATCCTTGCTTATTCTTCTGTTTAAGACGCTTCTTGCTTTTACAGGTCTGTCCATTTTTGGAAATTTAACCTTGTTTGGTTTTGTCTCTCTGTCGTATGCGTCTATATCAAGAGAAACAATATCGTTTGCTATTTTTTCTATAAACTCATCTTGATTTATAAAGTCTTCAAATGAATCATTGTTTGATGCATCCATTGTAAGTTTGTTTAAAGGTCTTTGTGACTTCTCAACATTGCTTAAGACTTTTGTGTGTGCTTCTATATAATCAGACCCTTTTTGAATTCCTGCCTTTGCTAGTTTTCCTAGGGTGTCTCCAGTATACTTTATACCACCCGTCACTCCCAAGGTTCCACCTGCACCAACACCTGCAGCTATAACTGTTGTTTGTAAGTAATCCATTAGAAGTTCTCCTACACCTGGACCATCATACTGAGGGTTATCCTGATTATCTAAGGCTATTCTCAAATCACTTTGTATATCATGTAGAACTGTAGATGTCTCTTGTAATAATGTGGTAGCAGACTCTGCACCCATTTCTGTCAAAACATTTATTGGTGCCTGCTTTATCATTTTCTTAAAAGAGCCATCATTTTTTGAAATAAACTGTTTCATGAACTGCGAGTTGGGACCAAATCCAACTCTTCCCAACGCAGACTCAATAGACCCACTCCAGTTAGAGTTGGACATAGCCTGACTATAGTCAGAGCCCCTGTTAATTGCATCAGCAAAAGCCATTCCTTTAGACTGCACCCCCATAAGAGCTATATATGACTCTAAAACTGCCGGGCTTCTTGTTGCATATAGTGCAATTGCTGCTGGAACATATGTCATTGCACTAGACATTCCACCAATTACTCCTTCGTTTAAGTCGTTATATCCTTTTTCATTGAACTTTTCTTGGAGTTTTTTTTGTTTTGCTTTTACATTTTTGTCAAAAGCACCCATAACAGCTTCTTCATATCTGTCTACTTCAGCTTTATATTCTGGGTTATTCTTATAAGAATCTTCATGACTAACTTTTTTACTTTGTACAAACTTTTTAACAGCACTGACGGAACTTGCTGACGTAAGTTTTCCTGGCATTAAAGATTTTGCCAAATCATATGCAAAGTCACCATAACCATACTTACCTTTTAGAGAGTCTATCTTTGCAAACTCGTCTTCTAAGAGCAATGTTGACATTGCAACTGACGTGTTATTAAAAGCTGTAGATAGACTGGCATCTGTATAATCAGAAACATTTTTAAAAAGAGACTTTGAGGGGGTGTCTGTAGTTTCTTTTCTATAAAAGTCTAAAAAAGGATCTGTTTCTGCTTGTGAAGCTATGTCAGAACTTTCTTCAACAGAAGCATCTTCGTCTTCATCATCTAATGGTTTTATGTTTTGTTTATAAAAGTCCAAGAAGTTATCATCTGCCACGTTGCTTTCTCCTTAAAGATCACCATTTTTGTCTATAGTTTGTAAAAGAGGAAGTATATTTTCAACAGTTACTGGCATACCACTGCTCTTTAGCCACTCCTCTATTAATGGATATGTATTGGGATTGGCTTCATTAATAACGCCTTTAACCTCTTGCAATGACATAGTATTATCTAGGTCTTCATCAAAACTGTTAAATGAATATGTAACTTTATTTGTTTGGTTTGCAAACATATTTGGATTGCCAGAGGAAAGTTCTTTTCTAATTTCTTCTGTGCTTTTCATAGATGTTGTCTTAAGTTTCCAAAGAGGGAGTGGATTGCCATTTTCATCTCTTTTAAGTTTATAACCTGTTGGGTAGTTTTCGTCATCAGTTACTTGATCTAAATACAGATCCTTATCTGGGAAGTTATTGATTATATCCGATACAACCAAGTTCTCATCTCCTACATCGCCAGTGGTAAAAAATTCTGCGTAACTATCATTAACTCCAGCTTTATTAAACTTGCTCTCTATTTGAGTTTGTTGTTTAAGAAATAAACTTTCAGCCTGAGCCTCTATTTTCTTAACCTCTCCATAATCAGCAGATGGGAACATTATTGCTTTTTTGTATGCAGCTTTTTTACCCGCCTTAACTACCTCTTTAAGTTTTGGGTCCCCTATATATGAAAACATTGCAGCACCAGAGGCAGTGTAATCAATAAGGTCATTCATAGAAAAAGCAACTTCATCTGATGCATCTAAGTCTGATTTTATAATCTCTCTATCGGTGTCATTTAAAGTGCCATTAATTGTAACTACTTCTCCGTCTTCTTTTTTAACCTTATAGTTAGCCTTAAGTATTAATGTATTATTATCCGCATCAAGTTTATAACTAGAAAAATCTATATTAACATCTTCAACAATACCTTTTACACCGCCACCCTCAAATGCTTTACCTTTAAATCTTTTAGTCTGCATCCCAAACAAACTATTAAGACCACCCGCATAGTCATTCAAATCTAGTCTCTCTAATGCACTTGGATCCTTTTGTATCATGTTTTGAATTTTATTTGCTACTCTGTATCCTGGAACATTGCTATCTAAAAAAGGTTCTAAGGGGTTATCTCCTAAATCATCTTCTATGCCCTGAGCCTCTGCCGCCTTAGTTTGTAAAAAAATATCTTTTTCTACATCTGACATATTACTCCATTCCTCTGGGTTATCTATGATTGAATCAAATCCACTAAAAAAACCATGTATCATTACACCCTGTTGAGTTGTGCGACCTTTGACATTCATAATTCTTTGGGCTTCTGTATTAGCATCTCTTTGATCTAATAAGCTTTGAACCGAGGATTTTGCTAAAGCCCTCATCTCTGGTGTGTTTTGATATTCCGCTGACTCTGTTAAAGCGGCTTGTTGTCTTAATCTTCCGGGTCTAAATTTAACACCTTCTAACAAAGACTCAGTTCCATCTTCATTTTTTACAAAAGCTTGATCTCTGTTTATAACTTCTCCTAGTTCATTTTGATAAAATCCTTTTGCCTCTTGCTCATCAAGTGCTAATTTTTTTTCATCCCTAAGCCTAATTCTTTCACTTTCTTTTTGTTGTTGAGCTAGGCGAACCCCATCTAAGACAGAACCATAACCACTATTAAATCCTCTTGCAAAACTCATATTATTTTACTGAATAAATAACCAGCTGTTGCACCTATTAATGCTCCCACTGGTCCTCCGACTGAGCCACCCATCGCTGCATAAGCACCGACTCCTGCACCTGCGGATGTTAATGTTGCTGCCTGCCCCATCTCAGCAGCTGCCATTTGACCTTCTATTTGTTGTTTCATAACCTCATTCCTTGATTCTTCTTCTGCTGCTTTTGTTAAAGCCTGAAGACCTTGTTCTTTGGTTTTTAAACCAGTTCCTATTAAACCTAATCCACCTGCCATTATCCTACTCCTTGTAATACCGATCTATCCCTGACGCTTCCTAAGCCACCAGATATTATATCCATTCTTCTTTGTTCTGATCTTTCTCTAGCAAAGTTTTTTGCCGCAACTATTGCAGAGGTTTCAGACCTATCAAAATCACCCTGTCTGTTTTGACTTGGATCCAAACCATAGCCAGACCTTCTTCTTTGTTGCTGCCCGCGTGAAATAGAGTATTGTTTTGCCACCGCAGACTGTGCTCTTCCTATCTCTTCCTGTTGCAATCCCTCAAATCCTGTGGTCATTTGCTCTATTAAATCTTGTTCCACTGGGAAGAATCTGTTCAAATAATCTTGAAATTCACTTTCATATAAATCAGATAAAGTTTCTTGTGCTGATTTATCTCCACTCCTAAAAGGATTTACATACAAACTTCCATCGTTTGGATTGTAAGGATCGTCATTTTTTTCATCTTCGTAAAGTCCAAACATCAATTATTACCCAGTATTCTTAAGTGTGCTATTAAGTGTGCTAAAGGTTCCAAGACCTGTTCCAATAAGCGTGCCTGCCATCTCTTGTCTGCCTAAATATCTATCTAATCCTGACCTAGCTTGGGCTCTACCAACATTGCCAGCCATAGAGGCTATATCTCCCAAACCAGATATAGAAGTTCCAGCTTGACCTTGCCCTAACGCAACAACATTTTGCATGCCTTGGTAGTATCTGTCTACCTGCCCTCCAAGACCGCTTGCTGTACCCGTGCCAACACCTCTTGCTTCTGCTTGTGCAACTTGTGAAGTTATTGCTTCATATTTTCCGCTACTGGGATCTACATTTTGTTGTGCAAGGTTTTGTTTTACCTGATTATACATCTGTTGAAATTCTGGTTTTATAGATGCAGCAACCACTGCCTCAGTTGTATCAAAGCTTGCTTGTGTATTCATAGCTTGTACTTCTGAGATAAACTGGTTCTCCATAGGAACATGATATTTTTGATAAAGATTAAATCTTTGAGCTGCAATTGATGCTAACTTTTTGCTAGATTTAGTCTCTTGTATATTTGCTGATCCGCCGCCTCCACTCATTATAACTCCTTTTCCACTATGTATAATTTCGTTTTATAATCCTTGTGAGATAATGCTTGAGCTAGACCTCTCCATGGAGTCCAGAGTTCAACCCTGTCACATCCTCTTTCTCTAGCCATTTCTTCTATGTATTCCATGTACATATCGTTAGCATCTCCTCTTTTGTCATATGCCACCCAAATAAGTAACGACTTTGTTGGACTGAACATTGCTGGCTTTTCTTGTAAAACAATAAAGCTCTCACACGGCTCTTGCTCTATATCTATATAAAGCTCTGCTACTCCGTTTACTATAGCAGTATATATGTCCTCTGGTCGCCAATCTGGGTTTGCTTCTTTTTTTATTTCCCGCAAGCCAGGCTTGACGGAATCCCAGTAAACTCTTATATCAACTTGGGTTAACATTTCTCTTGTAAGATATCATTAAATTGCATAATTATGTACTATTATATTACGATTTAAGCTGGTGGTGTTGGGAAAACCACATCATCTAAACTAGTATTAATTGTGTAGTTACTAGGAAGATCTCTTAAAAGTTGTCTATAATTTGCCCACTCTGTTTTTTTTGTTTCAGTTAAAGGAGAGTCATTTACCTGAGTCCAATCACTTTCTAATAAAAGGTTATCTCTCTGTGATCTTATATATACCAATGCATCTTCTGTTATTGCTGTAGGCACGCCATCTACGAACCTATAAGTTCCTGGGGGATAGGTTCCTTCTACAACTGTTTGATTGTCTAATTTTCCTACCTCACTTACATTAGAGACATTAGATGATCCAGTGCAAACAATATCGCCTGTTGATGTTTCGTAAACCGTATAATTCATTATTGTGTATTATCCACTGTTACATACAAGGCTTGGTAGGTACTATTTACTTGACCGCCTGAAACATTCCAATTGATCCTCCAGTATACCGTGCTTTGCGTAGAGTTCATTCCTGTTATTTGTCCATCCCAAAGGAACACATAGGTTCTATAAGTGCCAGCATTTGCATTTACTTTTGGATTAAGACTTGTCCATGTGCTGTTATTAAAACTATATTGTATAGTTCCATTTCTAACATCACCAAGAACTGCTGAATAGGTTATTCTATATTTTGCATTGTTTCTAACATTTGCTGTGGTACATGATATGTTCACAACACTGCTTGACTCTTGGCTTACAATAGTCTGTCCTGGGTATGTTCCAAACCAAGATTGGACATTTGCCTCAACGGATAGAGGAACCTCGGATCCAGTGTGGGATATAATCTTTGAGCTTACATCAGCAAATTTCTTTACGGCAAGCGTGTCTACATTTATTCTATCTGCGTTTATTAAGCCAGTCGTTATTTTGGTAGCACTAATATTCCCTATCTTTACATCTCCAATACCGCCATCTTTTATAATAAGATTGCCATTTACATCTGTGTCTAGGGTTATGCCATCAAGTTTTATTTTATCTGCGGAAAGAGTTCCTGTAACCACACTTTCTAACTGAGCAAATGTTCCTGTTAATTTGTCAACAGCTAGGTTTCCAATCTTTGCATTTGTTATAGATCCATCTTTAATTCTTGCTGAGTTTATATAGACAATTCCAGAGTCAACTATAAATGGAACAACTGCTCCAGTTCCTGTAGATGGAACAATAGAGAATCGATCCGCTTGGAATATAACATCACTGCTCTGCTGACCTGTTGGTGTGGTAGATGACTGAACTACAAATCCTGCGATATGACCATTTGAATTAACCTGCATCACATAAGATGCTTCTGTTTGACCTAATGTGTTTGTGGTTGTTTCTGCTAGCTGCAAGACCCCTGCGTTTGTTCCAATCACACAGCCGTCTGTAACTGTAGATGATGTTGCACTTGATGTTGCATTGTCTCCAACAACCTCTACACGAAGAGTGGTCGAACTAATCCTTGCAACCACCTTAAAAGTTCTATTAATTTTTTCTATTGCCAATCCACCAGTGGAGCTAAAGCCTTTAATAGAAACAAATACACCGTTGGTAACATCTGCTGCTGAGATGTTATGTGCTACAGCACCGCCCGCTGCTCTAGTGTGTACATCTAAGTTTTTTGTTCCATTGTACGTCTGTATATATGCATCAAACTCAACACCAATACTTGACTGTATTGCATTAATAGAAAGACTATTAGCCGTAGTCAAGCCATCTCTTAATGGAACCCAAGCACTGCCACTCCATCTTTTTATTTGATTATCATTGCCCGTGTCTATCCATAAATCCCCAACAGAGTTTGCTGTAGGTGTTCCGCTTTGAGCAAAGGTCTGAACTGTACTTGGAGATACAGCAACCCAATTGCTTCCAGTCCATCTGTACAATTTATTGTTTTGACTGGTATTAATCCACAAGTCTCCAACGGCACTAGCAGTTGGTGCTGATGAGTTAACAAATGTTTGATTTTTTGTATCAACATTGGTTTGTAAGGTGCTTATTGCAGATGCGTTTGCGGCAACACCTGTAGTTCCATTATTAACCGTTGAGGCTAAAGCGTCTATCCTAGACGAACCTGCTGATCCTGCACCATATACCTCTGTTTCTAAAGTTGAAACAGCGGTGGCGGTTGCACTAACCCCTGTAGAAGTATCATTAACAGTATTTTCCAAAGAAGTTATTGCTTGAGAGTTTGCTGTAATCTCACTATCCCTTATAGATTCCCATGCTGAGCCAGTCCACCTATACATCTTATTGTCATCTGTATCTATCCATAGATCTCCTGTTGTAAGAGTTCCCGTGGGTGGTGTTGATTGTTTAAAATTAATCGGTATTGCTGTAACCGTGTTTGTTAATGAACTTAATGCACTTGCGGTAGCTGCAACTCCTGTCCCTGAATTATTAACGGTACTTTCTAATGCGGTAATGCTCGCTGAGTTTGCAGATACAGTGCCATCTATAGTGCTAACATCAGACTGCAGAAGAGTTATAGCACTTGAATTTCCTGCTATTCTCGTGTCATCTACTGCAACCCAATTAGATCCATCGTACCTGTATTGCTTTTTATTATCATCTGTATCAAACCAAAGGTCGCCAATGTTTTGACCTGTTGGTTGTGAGTTTTGTGCAAATACTGAAATTCCAGATTGATCATTAACAGCAACCCAATTGGCATTGCCAGTGGCTGAAGCTCTGTAAAGTTTATTTTTATTATCAGTCTCTATCCAAAGATCACCTATAGCAGTTGCAGTAGGTGGATCGTTTTGAACAAAGGTTCTAACTTTTGTAGTAATAGTGTTTTGTAATCCAGTAACATCACTAGATAAACTTGTTACATCTCCCTCATTATCTGTGATAGATGTCTGAAGACCGCTTATTGCTGATGCAATTGTTGAGGATGAACTATATCCAGTTAGTGTATTTTCTAGCTCTGTTATATCTGATGAATGGGTTGTTACTGTTCCTTCTGCCGCAGTAACCCTTGTAGTTAAACCACTAATCGCAGAAGCATTGGCTGCCAATCCTGTGGTTCCATTTGTTATTGCTGAATTTAAGCTTGTTATATTTATACTTGTTGATATATCAATCCTGTCGCTAACACCAGCAACAAGCAATAAATCACTTGCATTCTGAGATATAGAATTTCCATTGGCTGTTATTTGTGTTTGTAAGGTAGTATCTGATGAGCTGGTAGAACCAGATGTGCTTGCCGCCCAGGTACTTCCAGTATATACAAATATCTCATTCACATTAGGGGTTGAGTCTGTGTCTATCCAAAGATCTCCTGCCTGCAGTGATGTTGAGTCTGGTCTTGATGTTGGTGCTGAATCTGATCTTATAACCCTTGTAGAGGCTGTTGCTAAAGAATTTACACTTGTTTGTGCTGTTGTAGCCAAGGTGTTAATTGTCTCAAAGGTACTTTGTAATGTTCTCTGAGTTCCGCTTAGGGTTATACTCATGTCAGTATTTAATGTTGTAAATCCAGGGAGATTTTTTATTTCCTCCGAAAGATCCGCCATGACCGCACCAATATCTACTTCTGTTTGTGCTAATGTTCCGCTATCACTATTGAATGGTCCAACAACATTGTTTTGATTAACATGACGTAACCAATAATATTTAGTTGCAGCGTTGCCAACCTGATGTGAAAAAACTGAAGCTGTTGTTTGTGCTAAAAAAACCCTGTCTGCAAAGGTGTCTGTGTTTGCCACCCATATCTCTGTATGAGAATGACCAGAATAACTTGGATAATCCCAAGCAACTAATATGTTTTGAAATGCTCCATTTGCAGAAACTCCTGTTGGTACGGATGGTGTGTCTACACCCTCTTTATCATCGTTTCTTCCTATATTAAAATCAGAACCACCATTGCTAATGCTAAATCTTTTTCTAGCAATACCACTGTCAATTAAATCTTGAAAGGTAACAGCCTTATCTAGGACATTTCCTTTTTCGCCTTTTAATTGCTGTAGTGAATCTTGAACTGACTGTGCAAATCTTTTAGCCTCAATGCTAAAATCTTTAGGTATAGGAAAACTTCCCCTTGCGGTAACATTAAGCCTATTTGTTTTTAGAATATCCTCTGCCACTAGGTTATCTCTTGTGGACTTTCGTAAACACAAACTTCGTTTACTACATCTATTCCCTCCAGTTGAATCTCAAAAGCCTTAGCCCTGTATCCTCCTGGTAATCTAAATATCTCTGAATTAGTTACTGTTTGGGTGTGCTTTAAAGAACCATCTGCGAATAGCTTAAATGTAAGTGAGCTATATGAATCAGCACTAACCTTTGCCACCCCTGGAGATATAGGTCTATTAGTATAAAACTCTTTTGATTTCCAAGTGTAGGTTCTATTAGAAGTGCCTCTTGCAAATTTCTTTAATACTCCCCCTATAACCAAGTAAAGCTCATCGTTCTCCCTGTCATTAAACCCAGCAGTAGCATAAAAGTCTAATTTAACAAATGCATTCTTTTGTCCTCTAGGGTCAAATAAAAATCCTTGTTTGCTTGAAGCGTTAGTTCCATCCCAAGTAAATGCTATGTACTTTCCTTCGTATTCGTAAGCTTCAATATTGTTTGGATAGTATGACTGCCATTGATCTCTGGTAAGTATTTGTTCTGTAATTAAATTAATACCAGAGTTGGATGCCAACACAAGTCCGTCTGGTGATGCGTATATAGCGTACTCACCCATATCAACCAAAGATCTTTTGTTGGTACATGGTAAATTAGCGTCTATTTCAACCATAGCCATTGCACTAGGATCTGTGCCTGAAGCCATCAATGGCTTTCCTTTAGTTACTATTAATAGACCAGATGCTATGGATGCTATACCCACAATGTCATCCTTAGATGTTAATTGGTTTCTAATAGGGAATGAGTGTGGTAAATAGGCTTCACTAAACAGCAATGTATTTCCTGAGAATCCTGCTGTTATGCCATTAGGCATTGATGTTATGCCTAGCATAGGTCCGTCTGGGTGGTCTGCTGTTACATCATCTGGTGGGGCTAGGTTATCTGTTGATTCTATTTCTTCCCCGAGAAGAGAATCTTTGACTGCTTCGGTTGTTGTTCCTGATGCGGTTCCAGAAACATCTTTAACAAATCTAAATACACCATTAAGGTCAGTTCTATATATTCTTCTTTTGGCTATTGTATAGTTTCCTGACGAGGCTGCTGGTAAACTTAAGGTTACTGTTGAGCCATTAGATGCATCTATTATCTCACTAGATGTTACTAGAGATGCTGGACCCTCTTCCCCAAAGGTTGTTATTTCTGTATAAATATAAGCTCTTGAGCTTGTTGTTGCTCCATCTTCTGCGGTTGTGTTATCTACACTTGGGTTAGAGGTAAATGATGCTGGTGTTGGCAAGCCTAATCTGTAACTTGCAGCTGGGAAAGGACCCGATCCAGTTATCCCTACTGATGTTGAGGTATATTTAGGGAATGTTCCAGAGCCAGTAAAATAAAATCTACCATGACTATCTTCTTTAATTGGGCTTTTAATAATATCAACATCCTGAGTAAATGTGAACCAAGCGGATGAAGATGCTTTAAATATAGTTTTAGTTGTACCGTCTATGTTTACTGCTGGATGGGTACTGCCTGCTTCAGATGGATCATTTACATCTGTTTTAATTCCTTCTATTCTTCCTGAATCTAAGAACACATTCTCTGCATTCTGAGCCATATCTTCAGGCAACAATCTTGGAGAGACTTTTTCATTAAGCCCGCTAAAAGTTGTTAATTTGAATCCAGCCACTTTTAATCCTTTTCTTTATCTGGTGAATGTGACGCACCAAAATAAAAAGATATCACAGCACTAGCCAATCCTCCTAAATATCCTAGAACTAAATTTATTAAAGCTTCTGAGTTTTGCTCTGGGGGTTGCAAGGTAACTAAGAATATATATCCCATAAAACCACCTACGACCACCACTCCTATAATTCTTGCAGTCCAGTCTTTACTAAATTTACCACGAGCATCTTGTTTGTCTGCTGTTTCTAAAGAAAATATATCAACATCTA